TTTTCTTTTTACTCCAGATGGATCTTTAATTTTACCCGCACAAATTTTACTAGCGTAGGCGTTAGCATATGCTGAAGGATATACCTTGAACTTACGCTTTGCTGCCGCTTTTCCTCTAGGACATAGTTTTGTCATTAAGACCTCGCTGTTTGTTTTGCTCGTTTAAAGTCAGATGCTTTTGGTGCACCCTTTGCACCTTTTTTTCGCATCTTGCCACCACGCTTTCTTTTAGCGTGAATGTTTGCATATAGACCTTTACCAGCCATTACTTGTCTTTTTTCATTTTGGCTTTTTTCTTTTTAGCCATAACAAATTTTTTTAATTGTGGTGGAATCTTTCCGCCTTTTTTCATCATAGGCTTCTTCATCATCGCACCGCCACCCATCATCTTTGCTCTGGGTCTGTTACCATAATCGTTTCTCATTATTTTTTTCCTCCGTTTCTAAATATTTGTGTACCCTTTATACCAAAAATGCTGGCTACGACAAGGATCCATAAATTCGTAAACCAACTTGGAAGAGTAGAAAAGTATTCAAAGAATAATTTTACCTTTTCCATCGCTGCTGGATCGTCACTTAGGACTGCCCAGGCCAACACTATAATCGGAGCCGACAAAATTATCAATACAAATTCGTCTTTCCAGTCCGATTGTCTCGCTTCCAATAATTTACCCTGGTAAGCCTCCTCACCTCGGGCCATACGCTCTGCATGCATGAGCTGTGCGTCTGACATAGCCATTTTCGTCTTCTGACGATTAGCATATATCTTACTGCCAGCTTGCAAAGCAATTTTTGCTAAACTGAACCAAGCCATTAGTAAGCCTTCGAGTTTCTTCTTTTTTCAGCCAGCATTCTTTTTTGTCCACCAACTGGCATTTCAGGTTTTCCTGTGCCAATTAAGTTGTATGCTTTGTCAGCAGTAGTTTTAGATCTAGGATCTACCTCTGTTTGCTGATCTTGCACTGCAACTGGCTTAATTTTATCTAGTTTTTGCATTTTTTCTCCTATTTTTTTTACTCTTCTACCTTAATAGCAGTTATACCTTGATTTCCACTCTTTGCAAGGCTTACTCCAGCTCTTAATTTAGCTAAACTTTCGTTTTGATCCATTTTATCTTCAGCTAACTGTCTTGATTGCATTAATTTTGCTCTATCGAGGTCTATTTTTTGCTCTCCTTCGTCTTTTTTACGTTGATTTTCCATTGCACGAAGGTCAACTTCTCTAGCTTTTAATTTTAATAGTGGATCAGAGTCAAATTGTGATGTAATTCTCTTCTCTTCTTCCATAAAATCACCTGTTAGTTCTGCAATCAGCACTGCTTTCCTTGCTTCCATGTCCATAGATATCTTTTGTAGCTGTGCTTGCACTTGTGGGTTCTGTTGTGCCATCTGTTGCATCATAGGTAGTTGCTGAATAGTGTCTGCAAACTCTAATTCTATCTGTTCTTGTGCCATTAAACTAATATGCTCAAGAATATTTTTCTCCAAAGCGGCCATAATAGGAGGATTATTTCTAACCATGTTAGTTGCCATGAAATTTAAGTGGGCTGTAATGTGTGCTCTGTGGTCTTGACCACGAAATGCTTGAAAAGGTTTCATTGCTAACGCATCAATGTGCTCTAACGCTGGGTCTTTTGGTGCGATTGGTGCAGGTGGTGGTAAAATTTTATCAATATCTTTTATACCAAGTGCTTCGTACATTTTTCTGTACGCAGCGTATAGGTTATGAATTTTAGGATTAGATGTTGCAAGTTGTAATTCTGTTTGTGCAATCGTAATTCTTTGTGCCATAGAGAATATATTGGGATCTGCAACTGGTAAAATATCTACTCTGTCATCAAAGTCTAACTGTTTAACTTCTCTTCTACCACCTACTACATCATACGGATAAACTGGCGGTAAATATGTTTTAAATAATTTTGCAAGTAATCTAAACTCAGATCTCATGGATGTGTACAATCTTTTGTGTATTGCAGACATAACACGTGATCCTCTTTCAAGAAGAGCAACTGTTGTTCCTACTGCAGCTCCTTGATTACCATCACCAACTTGCATGTCAGCGATAGCTGCAAATCTTTGACCTGCTTGCACAACTACACCCATCAAAGTTAAAAGTGTTGCAGATGGTTCTTTGTATGGCAACATCATAAATGAATCTCTAATGTTACCACCTGGTGCATCTACATCTTTAAACTCACCTGGTTGTATTGGTGCTGCTTCGTCTCTAACTCTTACACCTCTTTGTTTAAATCCTGCTGGCAGGTTTGATAATGTACCCGCATCCAATAATTGACGGAGAGCAACGGTTGCAGTTCTGCTCAATCCGCCAATCATATGGATCAATCCAAATCCGTAGAATCCTAGTCCTGGCAGAAATTTAAAGTGGACAAAGTAAGGTATTCTATTTTTTCTTGGATCGTCAGGATTAAAGTTCCTTCTAATAGAAAGAACTTTTCGCGAACCTTCTTCTACAGTCACAATATATGGGAGCTTGATTCCTGTATCGTCTCCATTCGCGTCCTTATCTTCGAAACCTTCTAAATCTAAATTTACGTGGCATTCTAACAAAGTATATACTGGTTCTTGTCTACCAGTTTTTTTAGTGCCCTCTAATTCTCTTTCTTTTGATTCAACTTCATCTTTAGTTGTTGATGGTGTTCCTAATTCTATATCAGAATAAAAACCACCAACTTGTTGTTTTCTTAAATCGTTCTCTGACATTTTAATAACATGCATAATCGCTTCTGCATCTTCTAAAGATGTTGCAGAGTATGGCACAATTAAATCATCAGCTGGCACAAACTTAGACACAGCTCTGCCTAATAAATCATCGTAATAAATTTTTTTAAATGTAGAACCTGCAAGTGGTAAGTGAAATAACATCTGATCAAACTCTGGTTCATACTCGCCCATTTTTTCCATAAGTTCGTAGTTCATGTAATCTTTTACTCTTTGTGCTTGTGCTTCTTTTTGTTGATCGCTGTTGCCAACAATCTGTGTTCTTACTGGTCCTTCTGCTGGTAATAATTCTTTGTAAGCTCCTGCTTGGAACTGTGTTACAGCTTCTGCAAGAACAGGGTGCGTGGCACCTGAAGCTCCTTGAAACGGCTCCGTTCTATTTTCGTATTTAAATCCTAATAGGTCAAGTCCGTCAGTGTAAGATTTTTCCCAATCTTTTCTTGACGCTTTGTAATCTGTGTAGTTTTGAAATAATTCTAATCCGATAGGATCTAAAACATCATCTGGTAATAATTCTGCTAAATTATCAAAGTGGCCTGGTGTACCTTCAATATTTACTTTGCTTGGATCAAAATTTAATTCTACACCGCCGTCTTCTGTTGGTGTAACTTGCACTGGTTCTTTCAGTGCATCTTCTTGTTTTTCTAATTCTACTTCTTTATCAGGTCCTTCAATTTTTACAGAGGTCCCTAACTCGGAAAGAGTTTTATCGATATCTGCCATTATTTACGCTCCTTGATAGGTCTAACATTTTTGGCTACATAAGGCAAGCCGTGTGGTGTAGGGCCTGATTTTGGTGGGGGTCCAGATTCATCGCCTGCCATCTTCATAATACCGCCACCTGCTTTTTTAACTTTAGGTTTAAAAGGATTAACCTCACCGATCATGTCTTTAGGTATGGTGCCTGCACCTGTCGGGACATTGGTTAATTTAGGATCTATTCCCATTTTTAATAATTCTTCTTCTGAATAAGTTTTACCATCTTTAGATAATAGATCTAATATTTCATCAATAGAATCTAAACCAGCTTCATAGTCTCCTTCCTTACCATCATAATCAGGTCTCACTGTACCTTCATCATAAGTGTCTTTAACTTCTACGGGTTTACCTTTGTCGTTAATTATTGTTTCTTTTGGTGTGTAAGTTATTTCTTCTTTTCTAATGATACCAGTCACAGTGTCATACTCACCGTCACCAATATAGTAACTAGATGCACCTTCAGTGTCTTTTGTAATTCTTATTGTGTTTGTATCTAAATTTTCATAGAGAGTGTAATCTTTGTAATCGTAAACTCTTTGTCTTTCGACTGTAGCTGCCTCATCTGATATATCTTTTCCCTTTTTCTTAATTAAGTCTACAAAGTCAAAAAAGTATTTTGGTGTGCCACCTGAAGTAATTATTTCTGGTGCTTGTTTTGCAACTGCTTTTGGTGCAGCTTTAAATAGATTATCTAGTCCTAACATTTTAAGAAGACCAACTGCTCCACCCACTCCTGTCGCTATTAAAAGATCTCTTCTTGTTTGATCTACACCTTGTGTAGCCATTTTGTTTTCTATTTCTTTATTTACTTTATCTGCAGCAGTTGCCGTGCCAACTAAATCTTTAATTTGTTTTGACAACTTAGGAAATATTTTAAATAAAAATAATGGTGTTGCTGGTCCAACTGCCTCTCCTGTAAATTGTAAAAGATCTCCAGTGGTTTTTTGTGGACCTGTTCTTTTTTCTTCTGCGGCTTGTATCGCTTCAGGTGATAAGCCTAACACATCTCCAAGCTTGCCCTCTAGTGCTAAATTTGTAAACTTAGGTTCTAATATCTCCATTGCTGTGTTTAAATCTTCTTTACTAAATTTACTTAGATCAGCTGTTGATGTAGCAAGACTAGCCTTTCCAAAAATGTATGCAGCCGCTAATGGAAACCTAACAGCAAGTTCTGGTATGTTAGCAGCACCTCTTAATGTTTTTTGTGCATAGTATGGATAGGATCGTGGATCAAGAAACTGTGTATTAAACGATTGCATCAAACTTCTATCGCCCTCTTTACCAAGAATCATTTCACCAACACTTGGTTGGTTGTCTTTAAGAAATTGATTTGCAACGTTTGGATTATCAAGAGCGGCTATTGCTTGATCTACAAAAGGGTCAGGTGATCCATCTTGAAAACCAACACGGCCACCTTGTGCTGCCATCATGGTTTGATCCATTTCTGGTAAATCTAATTCACCTGTAAGAGGTCTTTCTGATTGTGGTATGGATTGTAATTGATTAAATTCTTCTGGTGTTAATTGACCACCGCCTTGAAGAAACTGCAAATACGGAGAGCCAGACTCCTCTAATAATCCTGCTAATAAATCAGAATCAGGTTCCCTTGTTTCTGTAATTTTTTCAGGTTCTAAATTTGAAGTATCTATTTCTGGCTTAAAGCTTTTATATCGTTCTC